GATTGTTCAGTTGCTGATAAACTATCAGGAACATTATCAGTCATGGAAATAACGTAGGAGTTTTAATTGGCTTATATAGGTTCAAAACCAGCAAACAAACCAGTAGTTGCAAGTGATTTAGACCCAGCAGTTATTACTGGTCAAACAGCTTTAGGTGCAACACCAGCAGATACAGATGAAATATTAATTTCTGATGCTGGAACACTTAAAAGATTAGATTACTCTTATATTAAAGGTGGTGGAGCACATACTTTATTAAGCACAACAAATATATCAAATGCTTCAGAAGTAGATATTGAAGCTAACATTGATAGCACATATTCAAAATATTATTTCAAACTTTCGAAACTATTTTGTCAAACTGATAATGCTTATCTGAAAGGCAGACTTAAAGTCGGTGGTAGTTATCAAACAGATTCTGAATATGAATATGTTAATACAGATACGAGAACAAATGGAACAAATTTTGATAATGGTAGCATACACACACAAAGTGCAGATCATTTTCACATACAAAATCAAAATGGTCAAGGAAATGCCTCAACTGAAAGTTTTGATTTTGATATTTGGTTATCAAATCCAGCAGACACAGCAATCCATAAATTTGTGTGGGGTTTAGGACAAGGTTGGAGATCAGAACACGCATTGTGCCAACATAGATTTTTTGCTTCTTATCACGGATCAGCATCAGCAATAACTGGATTTAGATTTTATATGTCTTCGGGAAATATAGTTTCAGGCACAATTCAACTTTATGGGATAGTTTAATGGCATATATAGGACAAGAACCAGTAGTAGGAAATTTTCAAGTTTGCGATGCAATAAGTGTAGTCAATGGTCAAGCTGCATACACAATGCAAGTATCATCTGTTAATGTAGTACCAGAAACAGCTAACCATATGATCGTATCTTTAAATGGTGTAATTCAAGCACCTGGTAGTTCTTATACTGTATCAGGTTCAACTATTACCTTTGCATCTAATTTAGCAACAGGTGATGTTATAGATTTTATTCATATACTAGGATCAGTTCTTGATCTTGGCGTACCTAGCGATGATACAGTAAGTACAGCTAAAATATCAGCTAATGCAGTTACAGCTGCTAAATTTAATGCAGATGTAATATCAGGACAAACTGCTTTAGCTACAGCTCCTGCAGATACTGACGAGTTTTTAGTTAGCGATGCTGGAGTATTAAAAAGAATTGATTACAGTTTAATTAAAGGTGGGGGTATGTGGGAGTATATATCTTCAGCAACTGCATCTAATTCTTCAGCAATAGATTTTACCACATTATCAAGTGATTATAGAGATTTTCAAGTTGTAATTTCTTGTTTAAGACCAGCAACTGATGAGCAAAGAATATATGGAAGAGTTTTTACTGGAACTGGTGGATCGCAAGCTATTTTTACAGGTGAGTATAGAAGTGTAGAAATTGGACGAGACAATGCAACTCTAACAGATGAAAATACAGGAGATCATATAAGAATTTCAAATACTGTTGGAAATGATACTTCAGAAAGTGCAAGTTATGAAGTTATATTTTATGCTCCAGATCAACAAGGTCATAAATTAGTTAGATCGTGGGGAGTACACATGGGTCATGATTCAGGTCGTCCAGCAGTTGACAACTGGGGTACTTCAATTGATTTAGAATCAACAGATGTTACTGGTATTAGAATTTTTATGCAATCAGGTAATATTACATCAGGTAAATTTTCGTTATACGGAAGAAAACATAGTTAGGAGTTAAACAATGGCTCTTAACTTTGCTAACAACAATTCCTTATCAGCAATCACAGCTTTACCAGCTTCAATATCAGGTGGTGCATTAAATTTAATATCTACACAGACAGCTAGTTCTAGTGCAACTTTATCTTTTACGAGTGGTATAGATTCTACTTACAAAGAATATATATTTAAATTTATAAACATACATCCAGCAACAGATAATGTTAGTTTTCAATTTAATGTAAGTATTGATGGTGGTTCTAACTACAATGTAGCTAAAACTTCTTCTGCATTTCAAAATTATCATAACGAAGCAGATGATCAAGCAGGTCAAGCATATCACAGTTCAAATGATTTGGCACAAGGAACAGGAGTTCAAATTTTATTAGGTAATGGTGGAGTAGGTAATGACAACGACCAAAGTGCAAGTGGTCATTTACATTTATTTGACCCAAGTAACACTACATTCGTAAAACATTATATAGCAGTTAGTAATTTTTATCAGTATGAAGATTATAGTAGAAATGATTTTGTAGCTGGATATGCAAATACTACTTCAGCTATTAATGCTGTACAGTTTTCAATGAGTTCAGGAAATATAGATGCGGGAGTTATAAAATTATATGGCGTTAGTTAAATACAATAACAATTCAATTTCAAGTGTAACTGCTTTAGGTAGCTTATCAAGTGGTAGTCTAAATTTAATTACTACAAACACAATATCATCAGGAGTATCCTCATCTTCTTTTACCTCTAGTATTAATAGCACTTATGATACTTATATGTTCAAGTTTATAAATATGCACGCAGCAAATGAATATGACCCATTTCAAATAAATTTTAGTGTAGATGGCGGAAGTAACTATAATGTAACTAAAACAACTACTTTTTTTCGTGCAAGACATAATGAAGCTGGTAATACTACTGGAATACCTTATGAAACAGGACAAGACATAGCACAAGGAACTGGTTATCAAAATTTAACTTATAATAATGGAATTTCAAATGATGAAAGTACATCGGGAACAATATTTTTATTTAACCCATCAAACACAACATTTGTAAAACATTTTATTTCTATTAATAGTGGACTTGAAGGTGGTGGGTTTTATCAAAATACTTATGTAGCAGGTTATGCAAATACAACAAGTGCAATTAATGCAGTAGATTTTAAAATGTCTAGCGGAAACATAGATAGTGGTGTTATAAAAATGTATGGATTAAGTAAATCATGAGCATAGTAAAATTAAATAACAGAGCAGTAAAAGATGCAACAGCAGTTGGTAGCTTTTCAGGACTAGGTAATTTAGTTTTTATATCAAGATCAACTGCTAGTTCATCATCAAGTATAAATATTACATCAGGTATTAATAGCACTTATAAAGAATATATATTTTTTTTTAATAATATTCACCCACAAACAGATGAAAAAAATTTTGTATTTAATCTTTCTGTTGATGGTGGAAGTAATTATAATGTTACAAAAACAACAACTTTTTCTAGAGCTCAGCATTTAGAAAATGGCAGTGCATCAGTTTTTGAATATGTAACAGGTGATGATTTAGCACAATCAACGTCAGATGCACGAATATCAAATCTTTGTGGGAATGATAGCGATCAATGTGTATCAGGGTATTTACATCTTTTTGAGCCAAGCAGTACAACTTTTGTGAAACATTTTATTTCAACTGTAAATAGTTGTTTTACAAATAGTGAAGCATCAGCAAATTTATACATGGCTGGTTATGGTAATACTACAAGTGCAGTAAATGCAGTAACTTTTAAATTTGATTCAGGAAACATAGATTCAGGTACGATAGATATGTATGGAGTTCTATAAATAATTATGATAACAACCAACAATAAGGAGTAAATATGGCAAGATACAAAATGGTAAATGGAGAAAGAATCCAACTTACAGCAGCAGAAGAAACAGCTAGAGATGCAGAAGAAGCAGCTTGGTCAGCTGGTGCTTTTGATAGAGCTATGGCAGACTTGAGACAAAGAAGAAATAATTTGTTAAAAGATACTGACTTCTATGCTTTGTCAGATGTAACAATGAGTGCTGACATGACAACGTACAGGCAAGACCTTCGTGATCTCACAAATGGTTTAAGTACAGTTGCTGATGTTAATGCTGTTGTCTACCCAACAAAACCTGAATAAATTATATAAATTATAATTCATATCTGTTAATAAATTAACATGAAGTTTATGTTAATTTTAAAGGTATGTTCCGTTGTACACTTGAATTGTTTACCACCAATTCAGGACAGTTTTGTATTTAATTCTTGGTCAGAATGTGCTAGTGCAGGTTATCTACGATCTATTCAAACAAATAATAATATAGATAGTAGTATGATAAATAGAAATAAAATTGTTATTAACTTTGAGTGCGTAAAAGTTGATGAATCATAGGAGAATATTATGGATAAAATGATAGAAACATTTTTAGAACAAATAACAAAGTTTTGGGAAAAAGTAAAAAGCTATGTCAAAAACAAAATTAAAAAAATCATCTGCAGCTGTAAGTGCCAAAAAACAGATTAGAGAATACGCAGAAAAAAATAATAGCATTCGTATCTCTTATCATGAGAAGGTATGTCAAGAACGTATGAAAACTTTATTTAAAGCGATTGACGAGATGCGTAAAGATATAAAAAGTTTACACTCTGATATGAATAAAGGTAAAGGTGTTATTAGTTTTCTTATTATTATAGGCGGACTTATAGGAGCTGCGGTTGGCTTCTTTAAATGGAATGGCTAAACGCAGACAGACAGCGTCAGTAGGATTATTTAATGAACTCATTGCACAAGCACACTTTGCCAAAGACCCTAACAAGATTGTCTTTGTACCTGCTATGGGTAAAGGACCAATAGATATGGTAGTGTTAGACATAACCACAGGTGAGTATCAAGCCTACGATGTTAAGAGTGCAAATTATAGAAAATCAGAGTATACTCCTAAAGATACCTATAAAAGGAAAGCAGGTACGCTAATAAATAGAGGATTGACAGACGAGCAAAAAAAATTAAAAGTCAAAATATATTATAACAAATGAAACTTACAGCTAACATAACATTGGATGAGCTAACTAAGTCGCAAATTGCTGAACGAAAAGGCATTAACAATAACCCTAACCCACAGCAAATAGAAAATTTAAAAGCATTAGCAGTAAATATATTGCAACCAGTTAGATCACATTTTGACAAACCTTTAATTATATCTAGTGGTTTTCGTACAGCTCAACTTTGCACAGAAATTGGTAGCAGTATAACCAGTCAACATGTGGCAGACGAAAGTGCAGCCGCAGCTGACTTTGAAATACCTGGTGTAGATAATAGAGAATTAGCTCTTTGGATTAAATCAGAATTAGAATTTGACCAGCTAATCTTAGAATTTTACAGAGACAACGAACCAACTTCAGGTTGGATTCATTGTTCATATTCAACTAACGCAAATAGAAATCAATCATTAAGAGCTATGAGAGAAGAAGGCAAGGTTATTTACAAACCTTGGTTAGAATAATATGTGGTTAAATTTATTAGGTATGGGAGTTAAGACAGCTGCCAAACTATATCAAGACAAACAAAAAACTAAACAAGCATTATCAGAAGCCAGACTTCACCATGCAGAGAAGATGAGGAGGGGGGAGATAGAATACAAGGGTAAAGTATTCGAGCATCAGAAGGGAGACTGGAAAGATGAGTTCGTACTTATCGTGTTATCTACCCCTATCTTCATGTTAGCTTATTCTGTATTTGCAGATGATCCAGATATAGAACAAAAGATGGATTTATTCTTTGAGAAACTACAATCAATGCCTTGGTGGTTGGTTGGACTTTGGGTATCAGTCGTTGCTGCTATCTATGGTATCAAAGCAAGTGAAATAAAAAACTTTAGCAAATGACAACCAATGATTATGATCCTAGGTTAATTGATAAATATCAAGAGCCAAGACACTTAGTTCATTTTCAATGGGATAAATCTGATGATGTTTATCGTTATGCTTTAGTTGAAGTTATACATCCAAAAGATATAGACTCTAGGAATAAAGAAAAAAAAGATGAGAAAGGTTTAACACAAAAGGAAATATGGGAAAAAAAATATCAACATCTTATGTCCAACAATACAGTTCTAAAGTAAGTTTACTATCACAACAAACAGGTAAGTATGGCAAGAGTAAAGTTCGATCTGCAAAAACCAAAGCACGAAAGAATACCAAAAAATACTAGCATTGGTAGACGACCAAAGATGTCATCTATGAACAAGCATAAGAAACGTACTTGGAAAGCCTACAACTCACAAGGACATTAATGAAACCTATAATGATAACCCTGTTATACTTAACTTTTGGTGGTGAAATTAAACAAGATAGTTTTGAAATCTTTACAAGTTGTAGCTCTTGGTTTAAGACAAATGTAACAGCTGTGGAAAAAAAGAAAAAGACATTTATGTCTAATCATTATTACCACACATACAAAGGTAAAAAAGTTATAGGATATATTTGCGGAGGAGATGAACCACAATGAAAATAAATGAAAATACTAATATTGGTTTACCAATTAAAAATTTAGTAGCTATAATTTTTTTTATTTGCACAGGTTTGTATGGCTTCTTCACTATTCAAGAGAGATTAAATAAATTAGAAACAGCAGATACATTATTCCAAGCTGATCTTTTAAAAAAAGCAGAACAAGAACCTAAAAATTTAGAAATGCTGATGCTTATAGAACATCTCGCAGGTGAGGTTGAGTCTATTGAAAAAGAAATAGAAGCATCGAGATATAATAAAGTAAACATAGATCACTTAAAAGAACAAGTTGATATTTTAAATAAACAAATAGAAAAATTAAGAAATGGAAATCATTAAATGGAATTAGTTTTTGCACTTCTTATGTACCTAGGTGATCCGCCAGTTTTAAAAGAACACTTACTCATGCCTTCGTTAAGTGAATGTCTTTCAAGAAAACGTATATCAATGAGATCAACAAACAACGCACAGTTTCAATGTATGAAAGTTAATGCGGTTATTAAAGAAGGTAAGATTATAAGTATATCAAAAGCAGATTAATGTACTGCATCATTTGGTTTCAAGATAATCGTTGGCAGATATTCACAAACGAGATATGGGACACAGAAAAAGAAGCCACAGAGTATGCTAAACGAGGGAACTTTAAAAAGAAAGATAAATGGAAAGTTGTTTTATACGACAGAAAATATTATAAATAGTTATGGCTATAAATAAAGCAAAGATGAAATGTAATGCACCTAAACGACAAGTACAAGGTGGTAAGAAGTTTGTTGTTAAGGCTTGTAAGGATGGTAAAGAAAAGATTATTAGGTATGGCGATGCTAATATGAAGATACGTAAGTCAAATCCTGCAGCTAGAAAGAGCTTCAGAGCTAGGCATAATTGTAAAACTGCAACAGATAAATTTACAGCTCGTTATTGGTCTTGCAAAAAATGGTAAAGAAAAAAACTTGGTCTAAAAAAAACCTTACTTTAGTTTGTGGATATTGCATCATGTGTAAAAGACAGCTATTGAGTAATGAAGGTGGATGGATTATAAATGCAGAGAAGAAATATTTTTGTCATCATTATAATGGTACAGAAAGTTGCTTTGATAAATATATAAATAAGGAGAAACATTATGCCAGGACACTACGGAAAGAAAATGAAGAAGCCTTCTATGGTTAAAAAACCTAAGAACAAAAAAAATAAGAAGAAAAAATAATGCCAAAGAAAACAGGTAAAAAAAAATATACTGCAAAGCAGATGAAAATAGCTCGTGTAGCTTTTCCAAGAGATAAGATTACAAGAGCAGACTTTGCTAAGTTAAGAGGAAAAAAAAGAAATGGCTAAACTTTGTGCAAAAGGTAAAGCTGCTGCTAAACGAAAGTTTAAAGTATATCCATCAGCGTATGCCAATATGTACGCTGCTGGTGTATGTAGTGGCAGAATAAAACCTAAAACAAAAAGAAAGAAAAGATAATGTCTAAGGGTTTGCGATCTTGGGTACAAGCCAACTGGGTAGATATTGCTAATCCAAAAAAAGGTGGTGGCTTTCCTAAATGTGGTCGTAGCAAGGGTGAGAAAAGAAGAAACTATCCTAAATGTGTACCTGCTGCAAAAGCTAGATCAATGTCAGCTAGTCAAAGAGCTGCTGCAGTATCAAGAAAACAAAAAGCTGAAAGAAAAACTAGAACAAATAAAAAACCAAACTACGCAAGAACCTAAGTATTTAATTCTTCTTTTAATTGTTTAAATTCTTCGTGTATTGTTTTTTCTGGTGTCCAAAACCTTTGACCTAATGCTTTTAATCTACGATGATGAATTACAGTTGAGTGATCTATCTTTAACATTCTACCTAGTTGAGATAACGATACACCATACATCTCTATCATTAAATTAATTATGATACTTCTAGCTCTAACTAAAAATTCAAAACGTCTTACACCTAACACCTCTTGTTTACTAACTTCATATTGAACACAAATTTTATTGACGACTGTATCTAAAGTTTGAGGATAAACTTTCTTTCGGTCTGATGCTAAACCATTTTTCTTTTCTTCAAATCTTTCTTGTCTTAATTTTAATTTTAATAACTGACCTTCTATCTTTGCTTTGCTCTGTTGTAATGACATACGATAGCCATTCTTAAATCCTGTCTTATAAATTAAAAGTTCTCTCCCTGTTAGTTCTCTATACATTGGAGCTTTCATGGCTTGTTTTAATTGTGTAAGTGTTTTCATTTGCGTAGCATCCCCTCTGTTGTTTGCACAACCTTTTGTTGTTTTTATATCAATGTTATTAATGACTATCTGTTTGCCATTAATTGCTCTCTACATTCAGCGACTTGCAAATGTAAGTTATAACTTTCAACTTTTAATTTGTTAGCCTTCTGTACTGCTTGAACATACAACTCACTTTTCTTTCTTTGTTTGTCCATCAGTTTTTGTAGACGCTTTCTGATTTCCATCAGCATCCTCCTTCACTTTTGTAAAGTCCCATTTTATCTCGGAAACTTTTACTTCTACTAACTCTCCCTCATTTGAGGGGTCGGCAGCTTTCTCTACGGAATCAAATCTTTCTACATATTGAAAGAATGCTTGTCCGTTTCTTGTTCTTATATAGGATTTAACCCTTTTGTCAATCATAGTCCCTTTCGATTGCCATTTCTATATAATGAATAGCTTTTTCTAAATCTTGTTTCTGACCTCGTTTTTTATGCCTACACAAATACTTAATAGCATTGCCTTCGGCAAAAGGTATGTTGTTTTTATTAATAAATTCTGCTGGTTGAATAGGCATGGAGTAGTGATCTCCACCTATCTGCTTTTTATATACATTATCAGTCATAAGTTTGGAGTCTGTGGCAAGGGAAAACAACTAAAAGAAAGTCAAGGGTGATGACTAAAACCTCGCCACAAACTTTAGAGCTATGCTCTATCTTCTGTAATTACCATAAGTTCCAGTTTTTTGGTAGGGTTTTTTATATCCACCCATTGCTGGTTGTCCACCACCACTTGATTGAGGTGCTTTACTATCGCTAGGTGTAAGCACAACATTCAATCCTCCTGTTGGTGAGCCATCTTCGTTGGTATCGTCAAAAGCAGCTTGGTTGTACCAAGTGTTGCCTACTTTAGCTCCAATCCTCCACGTTTTTCCTTGTGGTGATTTTGGATTAATAGGTGCAACCCAACTAGGTCTGTTATCTCCTGGTTGTTTGTCTGCATTTGGTATTAACTTTATATAGATTTTATCCATATTCTATATTTTCTCCTGTTTGTTTAGTTTATCCTCTACATTTTCGACAACATTCATTATCGCTTTGTAAGTAGAGGGATGTTTAGTTAAGGCGTGTTCAATGTATGGGTCGTTATATTTTCTAACTTGCCTATACTCATAAATGTTTCTACATTTTTTGAACTCATTTATAATTTGATTTACACCTTTATTTGTACTGCCATTGGCAGCACCTTTAGTTTCTTTAGTCATTGGAATACCTAACATATTATACTCTTCGAGGGAGGTAATATCAGAATCCAAAATCCCAAAAAAACTTAAAGCTCTTGATATTGCAAACGATTCAGAGAGAGGTAAAGCACCCTGTATGTATGTTGCATTTCTTTTTTTAAATTGTTTATGATGACCTGTGGCTAATACTCGTTCAGGATCGTAAGCTAAAATCTTACACTTACAGATATAATAATCCTCGTATTCCATAACACTTGTATCTATACCAAGTTCATCGCCAAAAATCTGTCTAAAGTATTTAATCTTACTCCATAATGAAACAGTTGATTGACCTTTATCATTTTTATATATGCCATCTTTACGACACAATTCATTTATCTTTTTTATTTTATCACGCATCTAACCCCCAAAGTTTTTTAATAGTTTTTCGTTGTTTGTCTGTTAAGTATTTATAATGGTAGTAATGATTAAGATCAGGTGGCTCTGAAATATCTGCTAACTTTTGCAGATCCCCCTTACAATATATAATCATTTGTTCCCAGTTATAAATTCTTTTTACCATCATGTTGTATTGGTATTCTAAATGATCATCATACAAAGCTGCATGAGTGTCATCGTATATTAAATATTCTTTATCATTAACTAAAACTAAAAAAGGTTTTTTACCTGTACACTTCCAATAAAAAGCTACTTGTTTCCAATAATCATCAAAGATAGCATCATCTCCAAGTGGTTGAGTTTTAAAATAGTATTCATCTTTACCTTTTTTCTTTATAATGCTTGGCGGTTTTGTTTTTAGCTCTAGGAATAAACCATTCTTACCTTCTGTCTCATAATCTATCCTTCCTATAATGTCGTGCAATAATTGTTTAGGTTTGTTCATCACATATCGTTCAGAGGTAATCTTATTTTTGCCACAAAGTTCCTTGACTACCTTTCTCGTTTGCTCAATAGTCTTATGTGCATACTCAATCATGTGTTCTCTTGCGTAAGCATCTTTATGATCAACAGGATCATACTTATTAATATCATCTAACTCCTTGCCGAACACTTCGTCATAATTCCTGTTAGTTAATGTTATGGTTTTGTCTTTCCAATACAAAGTTTGACATTCCATTCTTTGAGCTGTGTTATTTACGAGGTTTCCAAATCTAGGTTTGTATTGCATAAGAAACATACTTCTTTCTACTCCGTCATGATGTCCGTAGTTAAGATTAAATTTAGCTAGTGGCATACTAGAGCTAGAAGGCGACCAATGATCAAAACCTTTGCCATTATTTAATGTGTTAAAATATTTTTTATTACTCATTGTTTTCAATACCTTTATTTCATAGTTTTTCCACTATGGCAATAGCAAATAAACCTTGATTGTGCATAACTTTTTTGGTAATGGTCTGTATTCAGAAAGGAAAACAATGAAATTAAAAGATTATCGTACAAAAAATAAATTAAGCTGCTCAGAGTTAGCAAGAAAAATAGGTGTTCAAAATATAAATCCTGCGACTAATGTTTGGAGGTGGGAGAATGGACAAAGAATACCTCGTAAAGAAGAAATGAAAAAGATTTATTTGGGTACAGAAAAACAGGTACAACCTAATGACTTCTACGATCTCAAAATTTAAGCAAGTTAAGATTACTTGGGTTGATCCGTGTCAATGCGATGAATCTTGGACACCTGAAAGCGAAATACTTAACCATGATGTTGCAGAGTGCGAGGATGTGGGTTGGATATATAAAAAAACTAAATCAAAAGTATGGCTATTCACTTCTTACTCTGAAGATGAGTATGGTTTCTCTGTTGGTGGTCTAACTTGCATACCCACAGGAGTTATAAAAAAAATAAAGGTAATTAAATGAGGTTTATATATATATTGCTCACAGCAATTATACTTACTCATTGTAGTAAAATAGAAATAGGTGATTGGACTTATGATCCTAAAACTGCAATGATGAGACTTACATTTGGAGTATCAAAGTAATGACCTATGTAGGTTTGTTTGAAGAAGTTGATCTAAATGATAAGATTAAAAAATTAAAACAAGAATTAAGAAAAATTAAAGCTGATAAAACTAGAGGTCAGAATGATCTTGAAAGAGTTATTGAAGAACAAGATAAAGAAATAGACACACTTAAAACACAAATTGATTTAAAAGAATTAGAGATTGAGATGTTAAAAAAAAAGCATGAGTTATAATCCACTACCTATTTTCTGCACCATTAAACCTAGTTTCATTAATGGTCTAGGTCTATTTGCTACTAGAGAAATAAGGAAAGATACAGAGTTAGGTATTTCACATATTGAAGTTGATGATACCCTGTATCGCACAGCTCTTGGTGGTTTTATTAATCATGCTGAACAATCTAATTGTATAAGAGTAAAGGTAAATAATAAATGGTACTTGAAAACAACGACAGATATTATGCCTGAAGAAGAACTCACACTAACTTATAGTTTATACAAACCTGAATGAAAGTATTAGTAGCTTGTGAATATTCTGGTATTGTAAGAGATGCTTTTACTTCCAAAGGTCATGATGCTTGGTCTTGTGATATACTTCCTACTGAGAGTCCAGGTAATCACTTTCAAGGAGATGTATTAAAACATTTAGATAAGGGTTGGGATCTTATGATTGCTCATCCACCTTGTACACATCTTGCGGTTAGTGGTGCTAGATGGTTTACAGAGGGTAAAAAACCCTGGTCATTACAAGAAGATGCGTTAGATTTTGTTAGAAAATTATTATCTGCACCTATAAATAAAATTGCATTAGAAAATCCAATAAGCGTTATCTCAACAAAGATTAAAAAACCTACACAAATAATTCAACCATATCAATTTGGACATGGAGAAAGAAAGTCAATATGTTTATGGTTAAAAAATTTGCCTAAATTAAATCCAATAAAAATAGTATCAGGTAGGCAACAAAGAATTTGGAAAATGCCACCAAGTAAAAACAGAGGTAAATTAAGATCATTATTTTATACAGGTATTGCTAAAGCTATGGCAGACCAATGGGGTAGTGATAAATAAATGAGATTTGCTAAATACTTTGACAAGGATCTATACTCTAAATGGCATAGGCTTTGGGAGGGTATCGCTATGTGTGATGTGGACTCTGTTGAAATATGTCCAAATAAAGGCTGCTGGAAACCATTAGCTATTATTGAACACCTCTATGATACTGGCTCTGATAAAAAGAAATACACCAACATAGTAGAACAGATAGGAAAAGGCTTAAATATCCCTGTTTATCTCGTATATTACAAAGAGGTAGACCATGACACCCTATCGTTCAGAGTTGCTCAAAAATACCCTATCTCTGAGCCATTAAAGGCTATGTCTGAGCAGGAATGGGTCGGCACATTGTTTCATCTACAAGCTGAACATCAAAAGGTATGCAAATTTAAGAAATGAAAAAATATCTACCCCATATTAGAATACCTTTTAAATTATTTGATGATGAGAGG